CCGCGCTACGTGTCAGACCCGCGCCCATACGATCTCGCAGACGCCGCGGCAATCCTGAAACAGCACAACGTTTGGCGCCGGTGGAATGGCGATTGGGACGAGGAAGACGGGCCGGAGCCGGTCGGGCCTTGGGAGCTTGGCAGGGCAATCGACATGGTGGTGACGCACATCGAAAACCTCACCCTAGCTTGTCCGCCAGTTCCTCAGCCGTCGTCCGGTAGTAAAACATCAAGCTAGCGATATCCCTGTGCCCGATCATGCGCGCCAATTCCAGCACGTCGAGTTTCTTGGACAGGCGAAAGATGGCCTCGCCGCGCGAGTCGTGAAAGTGTAGATCGGGGATCTGCGCGCGCTTGATCGCCTTCCGAAACAGCGCATCACGGCTACCAACAGGCCCGAAACCCGCGTCAGTGCTGCAAAATGCCGCACAGTGCCGATCAAGCACGACCGCGGGCGACGCCCTCCGCCGGCACCAAACGCGCCAGAAAATCAGCAACTTGCGAGCGCGCGGTGTAATCGGCGACGGTCAGCTACTCGACAGTTCCGGCGATGTGCCCGTCATCGGTTGCCAGAGCGTACAACGTCGCCTTGATGTCGGCATACAGTTGCGGCGCGAACCGAGGCGCGCCCTGCGGCGTGAACAGCGGCGACACGCACTGCTGCTGCCGGATCTCGACGCCGGCATCGGTGCGCAGGCTGAACGTCATGCGCGCTGCGTTGTCGATCAGGTCAATCTCGAAGCGGACGATTTCGGCAGCGGTTGCAACCGGGCCGGCGATGGGTTCGGCGAGTGTGATGGGCATGGCGTTACGCTCCTTGGATCAGAATGAGTTCGGCGACCCAATAGGTCGTGTCGGTGTTGGCTGGCGTTACCTGCACTTTGGCGCCACCCTGCGTGGTGTCCGCCACTACATCGACCGTTGGCGCACCGATGCTTGCGGAGATGCCAAAGGCTGTGATCGTGGTCGCGCCGACGAGAGCCGTGCTTGCGGCATTGGCGCCGCGCTCAATCGTGCCCTGCACCAGCCACGAGCCAACACCGCCACCGGACCTGTAGGCCATGACGTGCGCGCGAAATCCGGCGCCGCTGTTGTTGGGCAGAACCATGATGTTGGTCGCGCTGACCGCGCCGCCGTCTGCCGTCAGGTCGGTGGCACTGGTTGCGGTTGTCGTGCGACGCACTGGCTGCCCGATGACCTGAGCGTCTCCGAGTGCTGCGCGCTGGCCGGAACTGTACGCGTATGCTTGCGCCAATGATCGCGTGGTCGCCTGGTAGCCACCGGGAACCCACGACCGTGTGCCGCTGGCCGTGTTCTCACTCCCCCCGGTCACCGTGGCCTGGTCCCCCGATACCGTGTTGCTCCTCCCGCCAAGCGCCGCCGCGCCAAATCTACCGGACACGGTAGCCCCCCACGACGAAAACGCCCCGGCATCCGCCCCGCTTACTGTGCTCTCGCGCCCGCCAACAACTACGCTCCTATCTGATGACGCGGTGTTTGCGTTCCCGGAGAAGACGCCCGCACCCGTCCCGCTTGCTGTTGACCGCGTTGTTCCTATCAGCGCGGCATAACTTCCAGATGCCACCTGAGCAGCGCCATCGCGGAACAATTGCCAATCGACAGCCTGCACCCCGCGCTTGTTGCCGCCCGTGGCAGTGCCGTCCGGAACAGCGGCAAGCACGGCGCCCGTGCCCTTTGGCACAAAAGCCGCGTCAACGTTGGTGCTTGGTCCGTTTGCGGTCAGGCTGTCAACGTAGACGGTTGCGTTTGGCGACGATGTGGATTCGGCGCTGGTGAAGTTGGTCACGCCGGTTGATCCGGTCGCGCCAGTCGCTCCCGTGGCACCAGTTGCCCCCGTCGCACCAGCAGGCCCGGCATCGCCAGTCGCGCCGGTCGGACCTGTCGCGCCAGCAGCGCCAGCCGGGCCGGTGTCACCTGTCGGACCAGTCGGTCCGGTTGCTCCCATGGCGCCTGTTGGGCCTGCCGATCCTGCTGGGCCGGTGTCGCCAGTGGGGCCGGTTGGACCAGTGGCGCCCGTTGGGCCGGTTGGACCGGTTGGGCCGGCAGCGCCGCCGGTTAGGCCGATGTTTTCCTGGGCCTGCTCTTGCTGGGCAGTCGTCAGGCTCTGCGGCGAGTCGTAGCGCACCAGACCGGCGAGTGCATCTTCGGTGTCGGCTTCCGTGTCCCGTGTGACGTCACGGGTGATCGTGAACAGTCCCTGCCACTCTCGGCGCACGTCGGTAGCGCTGGTGTAGCTCTCGACGTCATAGACCCAGTATTCAGTCGGATCGCTGACGCTGACAGCCGCCATCACGTCCGAGCCGATCGCCAGCGTGGCGGTGGTGTACGGGTTTGCGCCCACGGTCAGGCGCCCGTCGCTGGTGCTGGCGACGAGCTTGGTGGAGGTGTTGCCGACCTTGCTGCGGACATGCATTCGCAGCGTGCGGCCCTGCAGCGATGCGCCGGCGCCGGTCAGCGTGACCGATAGCGCGGCGCCCTGCTCGGCGGTGATGTCTTGCTCTACGGCTGCCATTCTGTTGCGCTCCTCAGCTCAGCGCCGGGTAGGGGATTTCATCGACGGCGAACGACTCCAGAGAGAAGATGTTGCCGGCCCGATCGCGCGCGGCCGACCACCCGGAAAACGCCCCGTAGACAGTTTGCAAGTACCGCGCGCGCTTCTCGCCGGTGTCGGCGTTGCTGCGAGGCGTCACCACCACCTCGCGCGACTTGCCGGCGTAGGCAAGCGAGTTCAGCATGCCGATGCTTGCGCTTGACGTGCCGAGGATGTCGCCAACCGCGCGCGCGGATAGTCCGCCAGCCAACCTGCGGCGGCGCTCGAACTCGCGCGCGAAGAAGCCGCCGCGCTGGGTAATTGAGACTTCGCTCGCGTCGAGGACTTCGAGCGTCCACTCATTGTCCAAGCCCTCAGAAACGAACAGGCCGTCGCCAATCCACAGCCGCCGGCAGTCAACGTAGAACTCGCTTGCTGGGCGGCTGACGGCGAGACTGATGCGGACATAGCGCGCTGACCAAGGTTCTGCGTCCGCATGCAGCCAGCACGCCTGCCCGAACGGGACGCCCCACTCTGAATCCCAATTCCCTTCGCCTCCGCTCAACACCTCATCACCGCCAGAACTCACAGCCGAGAGGCTGACCAGCATCTGCGCGTCCCCTCCGCTGTCCTCGTCGGCGTTCAGGCCGATCGCGCCGATGGTCTTGATGCTCTTCACAGAGCCAAGGTCAACATCAAAAACGACTGTTGACAGGCCCGGCCCGCTGCCGGCCCCGGTGGATCGGTACAGCCCGCGCAGAAACGGCGTTTGCATCTGCGACAGGGCGCGTATCACGGTCCCGGTGTGGTTCGTGATCGTCGCCGAGTCGGCAAGGTTGAGGTGAGAAATGATCGCGCCCACGCTACCCCCAAAGCACCAGGTCGACGGCGTTGCCCAAAAAATCCGAGCGGGCCGCGACAACCAACAAATTGACCCCGCCGGACAGGCCGTAGCGGGAGTGTGTGACCTGCACCGTTGCACCCGGCTCGATGGTGTGCGCCGTGGCCGCCTGGACGAAGGCGCGCACGGTGTAGAACGCCCGCGGCACGGTGTAGAGCGCGCAGATCCGGTCAATCTCGGCCTGTGCGTCCGCCTGCTCGCTCAGGATGGAATCCAGCGGCGGACGGTCCTCGGCGTCCGCATAGACCGCGTGCAGCGTCTCCGTTGTCGTGACCGTGCGCACGTCCTGCTGCAGGTCCAACTTGAGTTGCGTGATCGCGGTCGTGGTGGACGCCGGCAGACCGCCCAGATCGTCCTGCGAGTGCGGCGCATAGTTGCGCCCGTAGTGCATTTTGGTTGACAGGCCGGGGGCCGTGTCGGCCTCATAGGAAATCTCGGTAATCTCCAGTTCGTCCAGCTCGAAATCGGCAGACGCCGCCGGCTCATCGAGCATGACGGGCACTAGCTCGCCGTTTGCATCTTGAAAAATCGCGCACCCGAACGATTGCGCCGCCAGCGTAACCAAGTCGATCCCGCGCACTTCGCCGCCGAGGCTATGCCAGCCGACGACGTACCCCGCTGCCGTGTCGATTGCCGCCAGCGCGGTCAGGTCGATGTCGCTCGTCGTCAGACTGCCGCGCGTGACACCGGCAAAGCGCACGATCTCGGCGAGGCTGTTGATCCGCGTTGCTGGGTACATGCGGACGGCAGCAATGGTCACTGTGCTCGTCTGGCCCGCCGTCATGCCAATGCGGATGGTCGTCGAAGTCCCGGTGGCCTCAAGTGAAACTGACACCGTTCGCCCGCCGCATGCCTCAACCGTGCGCAGAATGGTCCCGCTGCGCTGGATGTTGATGGCCCCCGTCTGAGTGGTGATGTCGAGCTCGACCCGATACAAAGCGCCGGTGACGGTGGTCTGAGACTGCGCGATGTAGGTCGCGGCGGTGCCGTCGCTGACGATGGTCACGCTGCCGGCGCTGTCCCATGTAACCGTCCCCGTTCCGCCCTCGATCACTGCCCATCCGTCAGGATCTCCGCCCGTCCCGCTTGGGAACGTCGAGTTGCTGAACATCTGATCGCCTAGCCGGACCTGGCCCTTGATCTCGGCCGCCAGGCGGTTCTGCTGCTCGCGCAGCAGGAACCCGTACCCGTCCGTGTCTTGGATGACGAAATAGCCATCCGCTGGCGCGCCGTTCAGTACCAGCGCGGTCTGCTGCTCCGTCTTAAGCCCTCCGCGCTCGCGTAGCTCGGTGATCCCCTCGAAGTACCCGTCTGCCACATCCCACACGCCGCGTGTGCTGCCGGCGCTGTCATTGAGTCGCGGGTTCACCGGGTCGAGCCAACGCACACGCCCCAGGGTGATCGGCTTGGGTTTCTCGCGCAATGCCTCGTTGGTGATCGTGTCCGGGTAGTTGGTCGTGATGATCTTTTCCAGCCGCTCGAACACGCTGCGGCAGATGAACCGCACGGTGTTGGAGTCCGGCGCTTCCAGTCGATCGACCACGCACACGCCGACCTGGGTTGCCGTGCTGTAGGCCGCCAGCGCCTCGACGACTTTCAGGGTGATTAGGACGTCTTTCCAATCCTCAGCCAGCCACGAATCAAGGCCGCCGTCGGTGTTGATCAGGTCGATGTAGCTGATTGCCTGCGCGCCGCCTGCGCGGTTCCATGTGGCGAACGACACGCCGCGCTCGTACACCGCATCCACCAGGCGCCCGGTGAACAGGGTGTTGTCCGGCGTGTCCGCGTCGCGCGTGCAATATTCCTCGGTAGCGTAATAGCGGTCGCCACCGCTGGCCGCGATCACGGCAAGCAGGATCAGGCGGCTCATGCGAACGCCCCGCGCTTGTTTGCGCCGACGATTGCCTTGGCTGCTTCCTGCACCTGCGCGCGGATGGCTTCCTGAATCATCGCCTCAATGCGCGCCATTGTGCTGGCCGTTTGCCGCGCGGCGTCCGCCTGATCGCGGCCCGACTTCTCGGCAACCGGGTCGCGCAGAACGGCAGTATTTGCGGCGATCTGCGAGAGGATTCCGGTGTGGCTGTTGAGCACCTGAACCGTCTGCTGACCGGCCGCGAGCTGCGTCGTCGGCGCGATGTTGGTTCCCAATCCTCCGCCGGTCCCGTTGGCGTCCCCGAACGCATCGCCGCCGCGCGGGCGCAACGTGGTCCCGCCGAACGTCATCTGGGCCGCAGAGTTCACCGCGTCCTCGCCCAGCGCCTCCAGCGCGGTGGAGAAGGCGCCCAGCGCGTTGGCTGCAATCAGGATCTGATTTGTCAGCTCCGCGTTTCCGGCTTCCATCGCCTGCCGCAACTGCGTGCGCAACTGCTCGCGGATGTCGGCCAGGCCGACGCCGGAAATGTTCAGCCCGGTCAGCGACGCATTCAGCGCCTGCTGTGCCTGGCTGGCCAGGAACTGGTTTCGTTCCTCGTCAGAAAACAGCGCAGTCAGCGCGCCTTGCATGCGCGAAGCGAACGCATCGAACCCGCCGGCAAGCTCGATCAGTTCGCCAGCGAAGGTAGCCGCCTCCAGGCGTGTTCCGCTGAACGTGGCTTCCAGCAGCGCCATGGTTTGATCGACGAACTCCAGGCCGACGCCCAGACGCGCGAACGTGTCTGCGAGGTTTTCATTGCCGATGCGGAATCGCGTCAGCAGCTCCGCCATGTCGTCGAAACTGTCGGTGATTCCGTTGGCGTTGCTTGCGATGCGCTCGATGGTGAGCGCATCCGCCAGGCGGCCGACGCGCTGCTCCACTGTGCCGGCGTTGCCAACGAACTCGCGCACGTCCTCGCTGAACGTCGACAGCACCGCACCGAAGCGCGATCCGAGCACATTCTCAGCAGTCGCCGCCTCTTCCCGCAGGTCAACAGACCAGCGCGACAGCGCGCCGCGGATGCGGTCAAGCTCCGCAGTGCCGCCTCCGGTCGAAAGCACCAAGTCTTGAATTGCCCGGTCGAACTCTTGGATTGGCTCTTGCAGTTCTTCCCACGAGATCAAGCGCGAGCCGGCGCGGACGCGCCCGAATACGGTCTCGAAAGACCCCTCTGGGTTGCGCACATTGGAGGTTGCGCCGCCCACGCGGAAGTCTGGCTTCGGCTTGCCATGCAGAGCCGCGCCGAGCAAGCCGATGATGCCGCCGATCAGGGCGCCCCACGGCCCGCCAATCTGCATGCCTGCCATTGCGCCACCCGCCGCGCCCTGCAGCACGTTGCCGGTGCGGATGCCCTGCAGCCCCATGGCGACGCCGCCAGCGGCGCCCATCATGCCGCCGGCAGAAAAGCCGTTCTGCATCATGCCGCCGCCCATGCCGCCGAACATTCCGCCGCCGCCGCTGGTCTGGCTGCCGTTGATGACGTTGATGCGCGTCAGCCCAAGTTGCTGAGAATTGCTCCCGCCGAACAGGCCCTGGATCATGCCGCCAAGGTCGAACCCGCCTTGGCTGCCGCCGAAGCTGCCGCCGCTGGTGTTCACGCCGAGGTTCATGATGATCCGGCGCGCGAACTGCGAGATCAGATCCGACATGATCTGACGCGCGATGTTCTTCAAGCTATCCGCGAAGCTCTCGAAATCGCGCAGGCCGCCGGCCACGAAGTCGCCGAAGGCGGAGTAGGCCGCGTCGGCTGCGCCCTCCCAATACCGCCCCCACTCCTCGGCGGCCTGGGCGGCTCTGTTCGTTGCCTCTGCTGATGCGTCTAGCGCCCGCTCTTGGTTGATCAGGTTTGCAATTTCGTCAATCGTCAGAGCATTTCCGCGCGCGCGCTCTTGGTTTGCAAATGACATGACGTTGGTCACGGCACGCAACTGCGACTCAACTCGCGCGCGCTCCGTCGCGGATAGACCAAGCAAACGACGCTCGTCTTCGATGCGCTGGAGGTACGTTTGATACGGGCTTTGCACCGATTGAACGGCCCCAGCAAGTTGCTGGTATTGGGTGATTGCGGCGGCTCGGATTGCTGCCGCTGCCTGCATTCCGGCGTTGTAGTCCTGCAGTGAAGACAGGCCTGCCGCATAGGCTGCGCGAAGTGATTGTTCCCGCTCGTCAACGGATCGAAGGCGTTGAGCAAGTTCAATCGCAGCGGATACGGCAGGGCCACCCATCTCTGCCGTCAGTTGCTCCTGCTCTTCAAGCAACGAGCGCGTTGCGCGTTCCGCTTGCCCAGCAACCTGCCGCCATCCGTCGGTGACTTCGATGTAACGCCGGGCGGGCGGGATCGCCGCCTGCGTCTCTTGAGCCAACCCGCCGAAAGCTCCGGTCAGGCTATCCACTACGCCAGAAAGCAACTGAAAAACCGCAAGGTCCTGGACGCTTGCGATGGGATCAAGTCCCCTTGCCTTGCCGATCTCCACGCGCAGTGAAGCCGCCGAACGCTCAAGCGTCGCAATGTCTCCGGCCCTTGCGTTGATCTGCTGACCAACCAAGGCCATCTGAAACGCGGAATCTTCGAGTGACCCACTAGCTGCGGCCATTGCAGAGGCCACGCCGCGAGATGTCTCTTGCGCAGCTCTTGCGGTCTCCAGAAGTGCATCGACAACAAGAAGCTGGGCTTCTGCGGCAGACAGCGCGGCAGGCTTTAGGTCATTTGTCGCCTGCCTCAACCTCAGGATTGCAGCCTGGGCAAGTTCCGCGGTTTCCTCCGCCTCACTCTGTGCCGTTGCCAGGTAGAACACGCCCGCAGCGGTCGCGGCAAGGATGGTCGGCCAGCCGCCGATCAGCAAGAAAAGCACGCGGGCTGCAATGGTCCACGCGCCTGTGGCGGCCGTCGCCGCCGTCGCCCCGGTGATGAACGTTCCAACGGGGGCTGCGCTGAGTGCGATTGCTGTCGCCACACCCTTAAAGACTGCGGCAAGACCGCCAAGCGCGCGCGCCCCGTAGAGCGTTGCAAGAGCAACCGCAAGACTGCCAAAGGCGCGGGCAACTACGTCGATGTTGTTGGCGATGGCGGTGACGCCAGCAGCCAGCGCGGCACCGGCGCCGGTCGCTTGATTTGCCTCGCCCACGAACTGCAGAACCGAGTTCGACAACCTGGTGAACGCCTGCCCGACTGTGGTCCCCATCTGGTCGAACTGTGCCGCGATCTGCGGCGCTTGGTTGAGCAACCCGGTTGCCAGCACGTCGCTGGTGAGCTGCCCTTCGGCAGCCATGGCGCGAAGCTGCCCGGTGGTGACGCCAAGCGATGCGGCGAGCGCGGCGGCGAGGGCCGGCGCGTTCTCCATCATGCTGTTGAACTCGTCGCCGCGGAGCACGCCGGACGCGAAGCCCTGACCAAGCTGGCGGATTGCCGCGTCGGTCTGCGCAGCGCTGGCGCCTGAGATCACGAACGACTGCGACACCGCCTGCGTGATCGTCTGCAGTTGCGACTGCGACAGGTTCAGCTCGCGCGTGCTGTTGGCCAGCGACACGTACAGGCCGCCCACTGCCGACAGCGCGGTGCCGGTCTGCTGCGCCACCGCAAACACACCCTGCTGCGCGGCCAAGAACTCGCCGCTGCTGCCCGTGGCGAGGCGAAGGCGGTCGGTCAGGCCCTGGTACTCATCCGCCAGCCGCACGACGCCCGAAAGCGCCTGGATGCCGGCATAGACCGCCAGGAACGACGCTACGGCCGCCTTTGCGCCGTTGATCGCACCCTGCAGCGCGCCCATGCCCTGCGCAGCTTGCTGGCCGCCCTGCTGGCCAGCCTCGCCCATGCCGCGAAGGTCTTGCTTGACGGCGGCGATGTTCTCGCTGGCGCCGGCCTTGTCTACTGCAATGCGAAGGGTGACGGTCGTCATGCCGTCACCTCTTTTTGCGGCTTCCGGTGTCGGCTCTGCCAGCCTTCGACTTGGCGCGCTTTTCCGCGCGATCGTTCTCGATCTTCGCGACCATGCCGGCCAGCGCCTGCGCGCCGTCCACCGTATCCAGCCACTCGCGAGGAGGCACGCGCAGTAGCGAGCACGCCGCGCGCACTTCCTGCGCCGACACGCCGAGGATCACCGCGCCGCCCATGCCGGCCAGCATGGTTGGCTGGCAGCGCAGGTAGACCTGCACCGGCCACCAGTTGCACGGCAACACCTCGACCTCCCTCGCTGCCGTGCATGCCTCGTCCTCCTGCGCCATTGCCAGCCGCTCGGCGGTGGTCATGCCCCGCCATGCGGCCTCATCTACATCACGTCGCTTGCGGCTTCCGGTCAGCGCCGCGGCGACGTCTTCGAGTTTTTTGCGCCGGCCCCCGTCATGTGCGCCCAGAACTCGGCGAACAGCGCCTGGCACAGTTCAACCCGATCCAGGACAGCAGCCTTCTGCTGCTCCGTGGTCAGGTTCTCGCCGTCCTCGCCGCCGATACCGTCGATCTTGATGACGTCGGAAGCGAAGAACGCCGCATCGTCGAGCTTCCCGTCCTTCATCGCTTCCAGCAGCTCTTCGCGCTGCTCGCGGTTCCGGTACTTGAAGGTCGCCGTGAAGCTGCCGGTGATCGGCTTTTTCGGGTCGTCGGACGGGATCGAAACCGGGATGGTCAGGGCAAAACTGTTTGTTTTGACGAGTTGCAGAGCCATGAATGGTGCTCGGTGTTGAGGGAAACCCGCCGGGGGTTAGCCGGCGGGGTGCTGCGTGTCATCAGGCGTTGATCGTCACGCCCTGCGAAGAACTGTCCGCGGTGATCGTCGCGCCGGTCACATCGGTGGTCGTTGCGCGGATCACGAAGGTGTACGAACCGGCCGCGCTCGGCGTGCCGCTGACCACGCCAGTGGTGCTGCTGAGAGAAAGGCCGGTGGGCAGCGATCCAGACTGAACGGTGTAGGTCACGGCAGAGCCGTACACACCCTGGAGGCTCAGTTGCGCGCTGTAGGCCTCGCCGTCATCGCCGTCCGGCAGGTCGCCGATCAGGCGCAGCGAGTCGAGGCCGAACTCGACGCCGAACTCGTCGCCGCCGGTGTCGGACGCAATGCACGGCCCGGACAGGCGGTAGCCGAAGTCCTTGCCGTCCACCATGGCGTTCTCGATGCTCTCGATCTGGCCGCGAACTTTCAGGCGGCTATAGCTCGTGCCGTCGTCGTCAACGGTGGTCATGTCGAAGCGAACGATGGTGCCGGCGTCGCGCAGCGCGTACACATCGAAATCCGCTTTCGCCGGCCGGGCAATCACGACCTCGAACGTCGGTGCGCGGTCCTCGATGGCGCTGATTCGCTTCTGGGTGTACTGCTTGGTGTTCAGTTCGTTGCCGAAGCTGACTTTCAGCGACTTGCCCCAGAAGAACACCGGCAGCGCGTTGGCGTCGGTGCCCTGGAAGCCGCGCATCACGGAGTTGCTGTAGGTCGCGACGCTCGGAATCAGGAACGCGCTGTAGTCGCCATCGGTCGGGACCGCGGTTTCATCGACCGACGAGTACACGCCCTGCAGGCTCAACTTGCCGTTGAACCGCTCGCCGACCGCCATCGTCAGTTCGGAGATGTCGCCGCGGCTGCCAACGAGCTTGAAGTAGATCCCGGCCTGGTAGAAGTAGGCGCTGACGGTCGGAATGCTGGTGCTGATCGGGTTGTAGGCCGTGGTGCCGTTGGTGGCGCTCTTGGTGCGCGCCATGCCGCAGGGGAACAGCACCACCTCACACTCGGCGTTGCCGTCGGTGCTAGCGTCGCCCGGCGTGACAGGCGGGATCAGCTCGAACATGCCATCCAGGACGGCGCGCTTGTTGCTGACGATGAAGGACTCGCCGGTGAAAAACGCCCGGTCCCGCGGGCGTTCGATCTTGTCGAACTCGGTGCTGACGCTGCCGTCCATCAGGTCGAAGGTGTTCAGCGAAGTGGACGGCGTGGCGTCCGTGCCTTCGGTGGTTTCGGCTTTCACGGTCATGAACCGCAATTCGCCGCTCTGGAGTGCCGGTTGGGCCATGACGTGTGTGCTCCTATGCCGCGTGGGCGTACTGGTAGGTGACTTCGGTTGCAAACAGCAGATCAGCGGTCATCACCGACTGCTCGGGCGGTCCGTCGATGGACTGCACCCACACAAGCGGCTGCACGCCATTGCCCGGCGTCCAGCCCATCAGCGCATCCGCGACGGCATCGCAAATGCGGTTCAACTGATCCTCTTCGCTCGCCTCGCCGGCCACGTACCGCTTGACGATCACGCGACACGCGAACTCGACGCGCACCAACTGGCGCGCCCGGCCTGAGTAGCCGCGGCCATCGTCGAGCGGTGTCGATCGCTGCGCGCCGACCCACACGGCGGGCCACTTGGAGGCATCGCCGACCGACTCCAGAAAATCGAAATCGAGCGACGATCCGATGTGATTCACGCCCAGGCTGCGCGGCACTTGCTGCTTCAGCCGGGTGACGATGGACGCGAGCGAGATTCGGCGATTCATTTGGCCGCCTTGGCGATAGCCGCCTCGACCGGGAGCAGGATTTCGAGCCACCAGGCGGCCGGCACATCGGCGACGCCGGGCGCGCGGACGGGCAGGAACGCGCGCTGCACGAGCGGTCGAACCGGGCCGCCCCATGCGCGGTGCGCCGGGTTGCCGAACTGGTGGTAGCTCGCATAGTCCGCATCCGCGCGGACCTCGATGCCGTCGTTGCTCGGGATAGCGTCGATGGACCGATACAGGGAAGCGGTGCGGATCAGCACCGAGCCGCCAGCGGTGTCGCGCGCCCGCGCGCGGCGGGTGCTTTCCGCCCAACGCTGCCAGCGGCGCCCCCAGGGGTCTGTCTGCGCGCCAAAGGTGTCCAGGACCAGCCGGCGCAGGGACTGCGCGGACTGCCGCAGCGGAGCTGCAGGCGCGGCCACCAAGTTACGCAGGCGCTCCAGCGTCTGCTGGGCCTGCTGATCGTTGAGGAGCACGGTGACGGCCATCAACCGGCCCTCACGTTGACGTACCAGCCCAGCGCAGTGGCGCCTGGGCGGATCGGGTCCACCTGCATGACCACGCCGGTCAGACTGCCAACCGTCAGGCGCGCGCCCTTGGCCGGCGTGATGGCCGCGCTCACGATGTACTTGCGCGCGGGCAACTCCGTGCCGTTGATCGCGGCCCGGCTGCGGTCGCCCTCGGTGATGGGCACCTCCACCGCCGTTCCGGTGGTGCTGGTGCTGTTGCCGTCGCTGGTGGTCTGCACATGCGTCGCCGTCTGGCCAAAGTCGGACAGCAGGCGGGTGGCGGTGGAGGCGAGCGGTGCGTAGTTGAAGCTCACGACGCGCGCTCCAGTCGGAGCATCCCAGCGCCGGCGATCACGTACTTGCGGAGCAGGTCGTCTACCACCGGATAGCGCGTCTGCCCGCTCTTGGCGGCATAGCGCACGGTGATGGGTCCGACCGTTTCCTCGATCACCTGATCGGTGCTGACGTCAGCGGTCAGCGTGTCGGACAGCGCACGGAGCGCCGCCTCGCAGCACGCCGCCTTGAGGTTCGGCACTGGCCAAGCCTCGGTCCGCCCGTCCGTTTCGTACAGGGACCGCGGCCACTCAAGTGCCTGGTTCAGATTCACCCGAACGCCGCGGTAGGTGTAGCGCGTGTCAATGTATTGCGCAGCCCGGCGCAGGGCGATTTCCTTCGCCGCGTCGGTGCCAGTCCATCCGGTATTGCCCATCGCCGTGTGATAGGCGTCTGCGTCCGCCACCGAGACATACGCCTCGGCGGTGGTCAGGCCGGTGCCATCCTCGACGACCAGGCTCACGCCGCCACCTTGCGCGGCCGCCCGCGCTTGCGAGGTTCAGCCGACGCCGCCGCATCCACCGGGAGAGGTGCAGACACGAGCGGCGCCGGCTGATTCGGTTCGGCCAGGGTGTGGCGCGCGGGATCGAAGTCGCTCGCGTTGATGATGCGAACGCCTCGGCCGCCATCGCGCAGCACCTTGACCGTGGGGACGATCACGGCACATCCGCCAACTGAGTCCACGCCGGCGCGGCCTGCGTGCCGCTATTGCGGTACACATCGCCGTTCGTGGTGTCGATGCAGATGGCGCCCGGCTTGGCGATGCCGATGCCAGTGCCGGCGCCGCCCGTGAGCGCAGTCGATGCCATCGCCGTGACCACGCCGGAGCCATCGTCAGCCGTTCCGCTGTCTCCGGTGTGGATCGCGACCGACACCAGGCGATTCGCCGGCTCGTGCGCCTCAATGGCCGCCTTGACCTCGGCCGCCGTGCTGGTGATCGTGGAGCCGCCGTTGGTGGCCAAGCTGACCACGATGGACGGGCCGGCCACCGCCACAACCAGCGACTGCGAAGCCGCGCCCGGGTCGATGTAGGTCACGCGGATCTCGTTCCCGCTGGCGCCATAAGCGCGCGCGGTGAACGTCAGCGAGTTGTCATCGCCGGTCGGGTTGACGTTGGCCGTCGCTTGCGCAGCCGCGACGGGCGCGCCATCGCTGGTCAGCAGCAGGCCAGCGAGGCTGGTTGACAGACCGGCAAGCGCGGTGCTCGTCGTCACGCCACTGCCGGACACGACGAAGGTCGCATCCATCAGGTACGGGCCGAACGTGCGCGCGCCCCACAGCATGGCGCTGGTGCCGTTGTCCTCGACCATGTAGACGCTGGCCGGGTGGCCCGCAGCGGGCGTCACCGTCAGCGCGTAACCGGCCTGAAGTTTGATCTGGTTGCTCATTGCGCCCCCGAGGAAGCGGGGCCGGTGTTACCCGGCCCCGTTGGATCAGCCGAGCAGGGTCGCCACGTATTCCGGCTTCCACACATTGACGCCGTAGAGGCAACGCACCTCAATCATCGACTTCATGTAGCCGACATAGGCCGCGATCTCGAACGCCAGGCCCGACCACGGGTCTTGTACGATCATCTTGTCCACCGCGGCATCGCCGATGGCGGGCATGGCGGGCGGGCGAACAGCCAGCTCGACCGCGGAGCGGTGCAGGCCGATGTTCGGCGTGTAGCTGGCGCCCACCGTGATCTCGGTCGTGTCGGCCGCAGCCACGCGCAGGCCGGGCGCGGCGATCACGATGTCGCCGCCGGTCGCGGTGCTGCCGGTGGTCACAACGTACTTGTTCGTGTCGCCCGCCAGGGTGATGACGTCGCCGGCCTTGATGCCGGTCGAATTGACCGTCATGCCGTCGAACGTCAGCGTGGTCTGGCCGATAGCCTCGCCACTGCCGTTGTTGATGTCGGCACCCGTGCCTGCGCCAGCGGTGTGCAAGCCAATCTGCGCGGACTCCTTCAGCATGAAGCCTTGGAGATCCAGCAGCGTGCCTTGGCGAAGCAGTTCGGTGCCGCCGGCCTCGTTGGCCTTCTGGAGCTGCGACAGGCTGCGCAGGTTGGCGCCGGCCGACGTGTCCATGATGATCGACAGCATGCCGTCGTTCATCGGGCAGCCGTTGTCGGCCAGGATCTTGCGGATCTGCGGCAGCACCGAAATCGTCGACGCGAACGGAGTCGTGCCGGCCGTGCCGTAGGCGCGCGAACTGGCGACGTAGACTGCCGACCACAGCGCCAGCTCGATCTTGTTCGCGATGGTGCGCATGGCCTGCTTGATCTGGTCGCCATAGACCGTCTCGAAGCCAGCACCGTTGTTCAGGTGAAGCACGTCCTCGCCGGTGTACGGGATCTGCACCGACGCGAAGGAATCCACCGTCATCGTCTTGTTATCGACGGTCTGATAGGTGCCTTCCGGGATCGTCATGGACGGCGTGAACGTGGTGTTCACGGTCTGCGCGCGGGTGAACGCAGAGCGGACGACGCCATCTTTCGCGACGCGCTCGGAGCCGCCGTTAACGGTCACGGACGGGATGAAGCCGACCAACTCACGGCCGACGATATCGGCAGCCTTGTAGATGTCGGCCGCCAGATTGGTCAGAACATTCGCCATTTTCTTGCCCTCGGGTCAGTTACTCGACGACCTTGCCGCCTTCCTTGACGAAGGCTGCGCGGCCTTGGTGGTCGAGCTTCTCGAAGTCGGCTCGACCCATCGTCTTCACGCCAGCCGAGCCGCCCGTTGCCCCAGGCTGCGCACCGCTGCCGCTCTTCTGCGTCGCTTTCAGGATGTGATCCCGATGGGGCGACTCACTGACCAGGGTTTCCAATGCCTCGTCCAAGCCT